GAAGAGTCTTTTAAATACGATATAGATGGAGATACGGTTACAATATCTTATTTAAGGTATGCAGAAGCATTATTCAATGGTGTAAAGACAAGACCCGATGCTAATAAAGTTAGCAAGAAATTTAGGAACTCTATAATTAGATGGGCAAAATATAAGGGTATGCGACCCAATGCTAGGAATAGTAAGGGTAGATTTGTTTCTATAACAGACAACCATTGGCACTCTATGGCTACTGCGATAGGTATAGGTATTAGAAGAAACGGTATTTCTGAAAGGTTTGGATATAAAGGTAGTGGTTTTGAGTTAGAATTAAGAGAAGATAAATTAAAAAAAGTAACAGAAGCAATACAAGATGCTTACTTAAAAGGAATAAAAGTAAATTTTAAACAAATAGAAAATGGCGGAATTAATATTAGCTAGAAGTCCATACGTAATAGACAATCAAGGTTTTGATGATGGTGCAGGACTAGATGTAACCATAAGTGCAGGTGGTGTTGAGTTAAAGACATACACCTTTGATTTTGGAACTGAAGAGTACATAAACATCTCTCCTTTTGTAAAAGACTATCTAGATGACTATGAGGTTCTTAGTGTTTCTACTGCTGTTTCGGGAAGTATAAATGATGTTCCTCAATTAAACGTAAACCAATCTTTGTCTTTTACTGATGGTTATGCTTACTATGAAGAGGGTTATAATAAAAAGTTTTCAGATTACTTGTTAGATAATTGCCTTTATGCAGGTTCTAACGATGTTGTTTACAGATATGAGGACAGACCATTATCTATACCTTTAATCAATCCAATTTACGCAGGATTATCTAAAGTAGATGTAGTTTTTTATAAAGGAGATGATGTCTTAGTTAAAGAAACCATAAACTTTACTTCATACGAATCTGTACACTATACTACTGAAAGTGATTATAGTACTTTTCAATCTAGGGTGACTATTGATGGTGGTATTTACGAGGGTAATGAATGTGTAGAAGAATTTGTAGAAGAGTTCACTAACTACGATGCTGACAGGGTGTTGTTAGGTATATCTTACACTAAAGGTGTAGATACGTTTACTAATAACAAAGAACTTAAAATAGTACCTATATCTGAGTGCAAATATACACCTAAGAAGATTGTATTCTTAAACAAGCTAGGGGTTAAAGAGGACTTATGGTTCTTTAAAAAGACTACTGAATCAGTAAATTCAGAAAGAGATACTTATAGGTCTAATACAATATCTTCTTATATGTCGGGGGATTTAAGCAGGCACGTAAGTAGAGATTATAATGTGAATGCTAAAGAATCTCTTGTATTAAATACAGGTTTTGTTCCCGATAGTTTTTCAGAGAACTTTAAACAGCTAATGATGTCTGAAAAGGTTTGGATTTACGATGACATTAACTTGTTACCTGTAAATATTAAGAACTCTAGTTTAGAGATTAAGTCATCTGTAAACGATAAATTAATTAACTACACAATAGAGATAGACTACTCTTTTGATAAAATAAACAACATATTTTAATGAGGTTATCAGTAGAATTATACGTAGATTCATCAGATTTTGGTTCAGTTACTCCTAATTACGAGAGGGTTGATTTTTTCGACTTTGAAACTATTGAATTAGATTCATCTATACAGAATGTTAAGGATATTTCTAAGGTTTTTACTGACTTCTCACAGCAGTTTACTATACCTGCTAGTTCTAAGAATAACAGGATATTTAAACACTACTACAATCCTTTATTGGATAATGGTTTTGATGGTAGGAGAAAGGTTAAATCTAAGATAAATATAAACGGAATAGAGTACAAACTAGGTAAGATTAGGTTAGATGGTGTTGATTTAAAAAAGAATCAACCTTATGCTTATAGGATTACTTTTTTCGGACAATTAGTAGAGTTAAAAGACTTAATAGGAGATGATGAGTTAGATGACTTAGATTTATCGGCTTATGATTTAGATTATGATGCAACGACAATCAAAAACAAGTTAACAACTCAACCAAGCACAAGCAATCATATTATAGCACCATTAATAACTCATACACAAAACTTGTTTTACGATTCAACAAGTTCAGAGCATAGTACGGATAATATATATTATCATAGTGGTAGCGGACATTCACACCACCACGGAGTAAAATGGAATGAATTAAAATATGCTATTAGAGTAAATAAGATAATAGAAGCGATAGAAACTAAGTACGGGATACAATTCAGTACAGACTTCTTCAAGAACACAAGTGTAAGAGAGTTTGATGAGTTGTTCTTATGGTTACACAGAAAGAGTGGGGCGGTAGAAAACTTGTCGGGTAGCACTAATTCTGTTACTAGAGTTGATGTGTTTGAAGATAAAACAACAGAAGCTTTCACTATGCTAAACTCTACACTTTCTGTTGGTAAATTGAGCGATCCTAATCATATTTACACAGATTTAAGGCTAGTGTTAGGTACAAATTCTACTGACCTCTATAATTTACATGTTTTTAAAGATGGGGAACTATATTATACAGAAAACGACTTACAAGGAGATCAGAATATTACTGCTGTTGCAGATAATTTGATAGCTGATGATGCTGTTGGAGATTATGAAATATATATAGAATCTTCCTTTGAAATAACTTTCAACGGTGTGTATTGGATTGCTAACGCATTAAACTCTAGCGATCAAGCTATAAGCTATGTTATATTTCAACACACTAGTGGTGTTACCTTTACTAACTCAATAATCTTCTTATTTACCGTTTCAAGTCAAATGCCTAAAATGAAAGTTTTAGACTTTCTAAGTGGATTATTTAAGTTATTTAATTTAACAGCTTATTATCAAGATGATGTTTTACAGGTCAAAACTCTTGATGACTTTTATTCTGTGTATAATGAATACGACATAACAAAGTATGTAGATTCGACAGAGAGTTCTGTAAACACATCTAACTTTTACAATGATGTTACTTTCAGTTTTAAAGACACTAAGTCTTTCTTAGCCAACAAATTTGGAGAATTAAACAACAGGGATTGGGGAGAAGCTAGTGTTAGTGATATAATATCAGATTCAAGTAAATTATCGGGTAGTGAGTATAAGGTAGAAGTTCCTTTTGGGCATATGCTGTATGAAAGACTAACAGATGAGAATACAGGAGAACAGACAGATGTTGTGTATGGTTGGTCTGTGAACGAAGATACTAGTTCCTATTTGGGTAGTCCTTTGTTGTTTTATTCTGCGTTAATAAACACCTATAATACCGAATTACTAGCAGGAATTAGCTTTATTAATAGCCTTGATGCTGATGGTAATCCCGATGGACACGAGGAAATAGTTTTTGTAAATACACCTTTTAACGAGATAATAACAGGAGGTTTGTTGCAGTTAAATTTCAATAAAGAGATAAGCGAGTGGAGTGGTAGTATTCCTAAGACCTTATTCACAGAGTATTACAAAGACTACGTTACTAATATGTTTGATAAGAAAAACAGATTAACAGTAGTAAAAGCAGTATTACCTTTAAGAATCCTAGAGAGTATAAAATTATCAGACAGGATTATCATAAACTCAAAAAGATTTAAAATAAACAAACTTAGAGTTGATTTAACAACAGGTCAGTCTGATTTAGAACTATTAACAGACCTTTAATTTACAGATATGCTAAAAGAAACTTTAGATTTATTAAGAAGTCAAGATTGGCTTATAGATGACTTAGAAATTAATATGGCAAAAGGATTGTACGAGATGCCATCTACATTGAAAGAATTAAGAACAAGTATTAAAAGAAAAAGATTAACAAATGGCAACAGATAAAGAGATAATCCTAAAAATAAAGCTAGAGCAAGCAACAGCTAAAGATAAAATAAAAGACCTAACAGCATCTTTAGATAAGTTAGATGGTAGGACTGTCAAGTATAAAAAAGCAGTAGCACAACTAAACTTAGAGAAAGAGAAATTATCCAATGTTAATAAGAAATTAGATGATTTAAGAAAAACGAGTACACGTGCTATAAAAGGTACTGAGCTAGCTATTAGACAAGAGATAAGTGCTTTAAAGCAAGAGCAAGCTGCTAAGGCTACAACTAATCAATCTTGGATAGAGTATAGGTTAAGGATTCAACAAGCAGAAAAAGAGTTACAAGACTTAACAGCTACTCAAAGTAAGTTTATTCCATCGGTTAAAACACTTCAGAAATCTACTAATAAGTTGTCTAGTGGGATGACTACATTAAAGAGTAACACAGGACTAGCTAGTGGTGCTGCTTTAGAATTAGGTAGGGTAATTTCAGATGCACCTTATGGTATTAGAGGTATGGCGAATAACATTTCGCAATTAGCATCTCAATTATTCTTTTTAGCAGGTCAACAGGATTTAAGTGCTAATGCTACAAAGTCATCTACTGTGGCAACAAATCAATCTACGGTTGCTAAAGGTGTTAATGCTACTGCAACAAGTGCTATGGCTACTACTGAAGCTGCTGCTACTGCTACTACCTATGGATTAAGTGGTGCTTTAAAAGCTATGTGGGCATCTCTTATGGGTCCTCTAGGTATATTGTTAGCTATTCAAGCAGTTATATCGGCAATAGATTACTTTTATGGTAGTACGAGTAAAGCTAAAGAGGGTGTTGATGACTTGAGTAAATCGCTAAATACTCTTGGTGGTAAGACTTTCTTAATGAATCAATACTACAATGTATTGACTAATGTAAACTCATCTGAACAAGAAAGGAAGGTAGCTATACAGGAATTGGAGAAATTAGTTCCATCTCTTAAAGATAAAGAAATAGATTACCGAAAAGAGTTAGATAAAGTTAGAGAATCTATTGATAGTTATGTATTGTCTCAAGCATCAAGAATTGAGATAGATAAATTGGTTGAAGAAAACTCTGAACTACTAACTAAAAAAGCTACTCTTAGGAGAATAAATGATATAAAAGATGAAAAGGAAAAGGCTAAACAAATTAAAAAATTCTTAGTAGAACAAAGCGTGGAATTAACCAAAAGGGAAAGAGTAGGCTCTAACCCTTATACAGGTGCGGCTCTTCGTTTTGTTAACGTTGAAAAGAGTAGAAAAGAACTAAAAGAAGATTTTGATAAAATAGCCGATGAGGTAGAAAAAAGTTCACAGCCAATATTAGATAGGATTGATGAATTGAGGAAAGGACTAGAATTTGTTCCTAAAAAAGACTCTACAAAGAAGAAAACTAAAGGTACTCGAACAGAGATTGATGTTAGAGTGAATACAGATTCTTTTACTAATCTAATGGAAAGCGATGATTGGCAGTCTTTATTGGAAGATATCGATAAAATGAATACAGAGGTTGAAGAAGTAGGTGCTTATGCTGATGACCAACGAATTCAAAAAGAGATTGATAGAGAAGCAAAAGAGAAAAAGGCTAGGCTTGAAAAATTAGAAGAACTAAAACTTTATGCAGAAAAATCAAAAGAAATACTAGCTTCTATAAGCAACTTCGTTAGTGCAGAGTTTGAGAGAGAAATGACTATCGAACAAAACAAAACCAACGCAAAAAACGAACAGCTTAATGCTAGATTACGTAACGAAAAATTATCAGAGGAAAAAAGAAAAGAAATACTTAATCAGATAGCTACTAATGATGAAGAGTTAAGGAAGAAACAAGAAGTTATAGCTAAGAAAAAGTTTAAAGCAGAAAAGGCTTTCAATATATCTATGGCTCTTGTAAATACAGCATCGGCAGCAGCAGGGGTTATGGCTCAATCTAAAGGAGGTTTCTTTGCAAGACTTGCTCAAGCGTTACCTACCATAGCTTTTGGTTTAGCACAAGTAGCTACTATAAGCAGACAAAAGTACCAAACAACAGCGAGTGCATCTTCTAGTTCTGCTGTAACCTCAACAGGTGGTTCTTCTACGAGTTCTGCTGAAAGAGAAATGAACTTTAATATTGTAGGTAATAGTAATAGTACACAATTAGTAGATGCTATACAGAGTAAGTTTGACCAACCATTAAAAGCATACGTAGTTTCAAGAGAGATAACTAGCAGTCAAGCATTAGAATCTAACATAGTAGAAACTGCATCGTTATAAAACAGGACAATATTAAATAAATATAGTTAACATAATATAAATACACTCAAATGAAGAATTTAGATACAATAGAATTATTTATAGATGAAAACGACAAGGATAATGGTATAGAAGCCATCTCCTTGGTCGAGTATCCTGCTATCGAAGAAAACTTTGTTGCTTTAAGTAAGCAAGAGATGAAATTCAAAACAGTAGATTCTGAAAAAAGGATTATTGTAGGCTTGGCTTTAGTACCTAACAAACTAATTTACAGAAGAAAAGAGGACTATGAATACAATGTAGTATTTTCTGAAGAAACTGTAAGAAAGGCATCTGAATTATATCTTAAAAGACTAAAGCTAAACAACGCTACTTTAGAACACGATAACGAAATGACAAGTGGTGTTTCTGTTATTGAATCTTGGATAGTTGATGACCCTAAAATGGATAAATCATCTGTTTACAATCTAAACGCAGTTAAAGGTGCTTGGGTTGTTACTATGAAGATAGACAACGATGAGGTTTGGGAAGATGTTAAAGCAGGTAAATACTTAGGTTTAAGTATAGAAGGTATGTTTAGTGATAACTTCACTACTGTTAAAGATGAAGAGGTAGAAGCTAGTGAGATACTTGAACAAATAAAGGATATGCTATCAGAAGATGTTGAATTGAAGTCTTATAGTGATTATCCACAAGGTGCTGTAAACAATGCTAAAAAGGCATTAAAATACAAAAAAGAAAACAAGATATCCTGTGGTACAAGTGTTGGTTGGACTAGAGCAAGTCAATTAGCTAACAGAGAGCCAATTAGTAGAGATACTATTGCACGTATGGCATCATTTAAAAGACACCAACAACATAAAGACGTGCCTTATTCAGAGGGTTGTGGAGGTATTATGTGGGATGCTTGGGGTGGTAGTTCGGGTGTAAATTGGGCTATTAGTAAACTAAAAGAAATAGACAAATAAGATGAAGGCAGTTTATTGTAAATGCAAAAACACTTACTCTATCAAGTGTGATAAGAATAACAACAGAAACAAATGTAAAGCACCTTACTATTGGAAACAGGGTATAGGTAGTATTTACAAGAACACAGAGGAGTAAAAACACGACAGTATTATTTTTAAAAGTTATATTAATATAAATCAATGAGTATGAAAGCAACCGAAATTCTCGAAAACGTAAAAGAACTTTTGCATCTATCTAAGGAAGAGCAAGTAAAAGACATTGCTGTTGAAGAGGTAAAAGAAGAGGTAAAGGATGTAGCACTTTCTGAAGAGAAAGTAGAATCTGAAAAACTTGCTGAAGAACCTGCTGAAGAGGTTAAAGAAGAAGTTAAAGAAGAGGTAAAAGAACAAGTCCTTTATGTTACTGCTGAAGAATTATCAGCTGTAAAGACAGAGTTAATGTCTATGATTAATTCATTAATTGAAGATAAATCTATGGGAGAATCTAAAGAAGTACCACAAGAGTTATCTAAAGATGAAGTAAAAGAAGAAAAAGTAGAACTATCTGCTGATGCAGAAGAAGTTGTACACTCTCCTGAAAATAAAGTGGAGAAAAAAGAGTCTGTTCTATTAAACAACAATAGACCTATGACTATTCAAGAAAGAGTGAATAAAATATTATTTAATTAAATTTATAAAAATGGCTACTACTACAAGCATTACTACTACTTACGCAGGAGAATCAGCAGGGAAATATATTTCAGCTGCTCTTTTAACAGGTAACACAATCGCTAACGGAGGACTTACTATTAGACCTAACGTTAAATTCAAAGAGGTTGTAAAAAGATTAGAATTAGATGGAATCGTTAAGAACGGTACTTGTGATTTTAACGACACTTCTACATTAACATTAACTGAGAGAATTCTTGAACCTAAAGAGTTGCAAGTAAACTTAGAGTTGTGTAAAAAAGATTTCCGTTCTGATTGGGATGCTGTTCAAATGGGATATTCTGCATTTGACAACTTACCATCATCTTTTCAAGACTACTTACTTTCTTATACAGCAAGTAAAGTTGCTCAAAAGAACGAACAAAATGTATGGGCAGGAACAGATGGAGAGGGTTCATTTGATGGATTTGAAACTTTGTTAGCTGCTGATGCAGACTTACCAACTGATAACGAGGTAGCAGGAACAACTGTAACCGCTGCAAATGTTATTGATGAACTAGGTAAAGTTGCTGATGCTATTCCTGCTGAATTGTACGGAAGAGAAGATTTATACATCTATGTATCTCAAAACGTATTTAGAGCATACAAAAGAGCATTAGGAGGGTTTGCTGCTAACGGAGTTGGTGCAAATGGATTTATGGCACAAGGAAACAACCAAGATGTGAACATCTTATTCTTTGATGGTGTAAAAATCTTTATGGCTAACGGATTGTCTGCTAACACTATGGTAGCTACTACTAAAGACAACTTATGGTTTGGAACAGGATTGTTATCTGACCACCAAGAGGTTAAGGTTTTAGATATGGCTGACTTAGATGGTTCACAAAATGTAAGAATCATTATGAGATTTACAGCAGGTGTTCAGTACGGTGCTATTGAAGATATCGTAACTTACGGAATTACAAATTCAGCTAACTAAGAATTAGCTTTTTAAAACAATTAAAGGGTAGGTGGGTTATCTACCTGCCCTTTTTTATTAACTTATAAAATATAAAAAATTATGGCTTGTGATTTTATAACAACAGGTAGGTTAGAACCTTGTAAAGATTCCGTAGGAGGTATAAATGCAATTTACTTTGTGCCTTACGGAGATATTGGTAGGTCTGACATAAATACTTTAACAGGAGTTATTGATAGTGTAACAGCAGACACTCCTGCTTACAAATTTGATGTTAGAGGTAATTCTAGTTATACTGAAAATATCCAATCTAGTAGAGAAAACGGAACAACTGCTTTTGAACAAGTATTGGAATTAACTTTCAAGAAACTGACTAAAGAAGACCAAAAGGCAATTAAATTATTGTCTTATAATAGACCTCACGTTATTATAGAAGATAATAATGGAAATAGATTTGTTTCGGGATTAGAGTATGGTTCTGATGTAACAGGAGGTACTGTTGTAACGGGTGCTGCTATGGCTGATATGAGTGGTTATACACTTACTTTTACAGGTATGGAGAAAGAGCCTGCTACTTTCCTTGATGCGACCAACTCAACTGATTTGGAAGGTATTGGATTCAGTGTTACTGATGGAGTATAGTAAAAATAACTTTTTGACAATAAGACCCTACCTTAATCGGTGGGGTTTTTTGTTAAATAAAACAAAAAAATATTTTTCAGTTATCATAGTATGTTAATATTAGAACCTACATTAGTAAATCAAACTATAACGATAGCACCTAGAAGTGAAAGCATAACAGGTACTTTTGTTTTAAATATAAGAAAAGATGGAGATGGTAAAACTGAATCTATAACAAATGCTACTTTAAATAAAGTAACTAATTTTGTTGAGGTTACTTTTGCATCTACAATATTTGATGAAGATTCTACTTATTACTTAGAAATAACTAAAGATTCAGATTTGTGGTATAGAGATAAGATTTATGTTACATCTCAAACAGCACAAGAAAGAGTAACTAATAAGCACGAGATAGGTAATGGTACAATCTACCAATCTTATGATTCAACTGATGATAACACATACATAATATAATGGCTTCAAACAAGAATAAATCAAAAATATACAAAGACAGTATTAGAATAGTTAATATGTCATCTTATGAAGTTCCCGAGATAAAGGAGGTTCATAATAAAGATTGGGTGTCTTTTGGTCAAAACAATGACTACTTTGATAATCTTATTGATAGATACTTAGATAGTCCTACTAATGGTAGGTGTATTAACGGTATTTCTGATATGATATATGGTAGAGGTTTAGAATCTACTAATTCAGATTTATTCCCGAAGGATTATATTAAGATGAAGCAGTTGCTTAAACCTAGAGATGTAAAAAGACTTGTAAATGACTACAAGCTACTAGGTCAAGGTGCTATGCAGATAACTTACAACAAGGCTAAAACACAAATACTAAAGGTATCTCATTTTCCTATGGAAACATTAAGAGCAGAAAAAGCTACTGATGGAAAAATAAAAGGATATTACTACCACCCTTGTTGGAAAGAGTATAAGAGTTCAGATAAACCTAAAAGAATACCTAGTTTTGGTAATGGTTCTAAGTCTGAAAAAAACGAACTATACATATTCAAGCCTTATAGAAGTGGTTTCTATTACTACTCTACTGTTGATTATCAAAGTTGTTTACAATACACTAAATTAGAATCAGAAGTATCTAATTATCACATTTCAAATATAGAAAATGGTTTACAGCCTAGTTTATTCGTAAACTTTAACAATGGTGTTCCTAACGATGAAACTCAACAAATGATTGAGAACAAGATTAACGATAAGTTTAGTGGTAGTTCTAATAGTGGTAAAGCTATTATAGCCTTTAATGAATCTGCTGAAACTAAAGCAGATATAGAAGCTATACATCTACCCGATGCTCACGCACAATACCAATTCTTATCTGATGAAGCTAGAGAGAAGATTATGTTGGGGCACGGTATTGTATCTCCTATATTACTAGGTATCAAAGACAATACAGGTTTTGGTAACAATGCTGAAGAGTTAAGAACTGCATCTGTATTAATGGATAACGTAATTATTAGACCTTTTCAAGATGGTATAATTTATGGTTTATCAGAAATATTAGAGTTCAACAACATTAATCAAGATTTATACTTTGTTACTCTACAACCTATCGAGTTTACTCAACTAGATAATATTGAAACTAAGATTAGAAGAGAAGAGGAAACAGGAGAGAAGTTATCTAGTCAAAAAGAAGATGAGGACTTTAGCGATGAAGAAGGAGATGACCTATATGACCAATTAGAAGGCTTAGGAGAGGTTTTAAGCGATGATTGGGAGTTAATCCATAGTGAAGTGTACGAAGAGGGAAAAGAGAGCGTTAAAATGGCTGAAATCAAGTATTCTGATAAAAAGTCAAGTGAAGATAACGACATCTACAAAGTTAGGTATGCTTATATGCCTGTTAGAAAATCTCCCGATAGTAGAAACTTCTGCAAAAAAATGGAATCATTAACCGATAAAAAGATTGTATTTAGAAAAGAAGATATAAATATGATGTCTTTTAGAGGTGTTAATAAAGAATTAGGTCATAAGAAAAGGAATTATTCTCTTTTAAAATTCAAGGGGGGTAAGAATTGTCATCACTATTTTGAGTTACAAGTTTATAAGAAGTCTAACGGTAAGAAAACAGATTCTCAAGATGCCTATGAAAAAGGTTTAAAAGAACCCAAGAACCCTAAAGAGATGACTGAACGAATGATAGACAGAGCAGATAGGGGTGCATACAGAAGCACTTTAAGTAAAATCAAAGAAATAATAGGTTTATAGATGAAAGCACTATTCATAACAGTAAAAGACTTAAAAGCTAAATCCATAATTAGTGGTAACACTGATGCTGATAAGCTAATACATTTCATAGAGGTAGCACAGGATATTCATATCCAAAACTACTTAGGAGGTAAATTGTATGATAAGATGCAACAACTCATTTTAGATAGTGAGATAGACCTACCTGCTAATAGCGATTATAAGGCTCTTAGAGATGATTATATCAAGCCAATGCTAATATGGTTCACTCAAGCAGAATATTTGCCTTTTTCTATGTTTAAAATAGATAATGGAGGTGTTTCTAAGCATAGAGGAGAGGAATCTGATACTGTTAATTACGGGGACATAGATAGAATGATGTCTAGGATTAATGATAGGTCTGAATTTTACACTAGGAGGTTTTTAGATTACATCTGTTTTAATAGTAATAAATATCCCGAATATACTAATAATCAGAATGGAGATATGTATCCCGATAGAGATGCTGACACATTTTCAAGTTTTGTTTTATAATGGAGGAGGACAAGAAAAGAACATACAAAACTAAGAAGGAGAATATAGTAAAGTTATCTAGTTTCTATAAAAAAATAAAAGAAAAGACAAATGGCAAACGAAATATACGACAATAGTTGGTTTGGTAATACAATAGACACTTCGTCTTCTATTGGAACATCAACAGAGATGATACAAGGTCAAATAAACCTAGAAGGTAGGCAAGAAGTAGAAGCAGTAAAATGTTTAGCAGATGCAATACATAAAATAGGAATACAGAACATACAAAACTAAGACAAATGGCAAAACCAACATTAGCATTAATACCATCAGCAATAGGGGACAAATTATATTCTGTTCTACCAAGTGATGGTGGTGGAGATTTTGATTTAACAAGAGCAACAACTGCAACAAGAGTAAACTCACAAGGATTAATAGAAACAGTAGCAAGTGGAGATGTAAGATTAGACTATCCTTTGGTTAATGGTGTAGTTAGTGGTTGTCCACATCACTTAATAGAACCAAGTAGGACTAATTACGTGCCTTATTCAGATGATTTCATTAATTCTGCTTGGAGTAAACTATCAGCAGGTACAGGCTCAACACCAATAGTAACTCCTAACTATTCAATATCTCCAAGTGGAGAATTAGATGCAACAAGAATACAGTTTGACAAGGGTACAGGTACAGGTATGACAAATTATTCTTTTTTAGCTGAATTTCTAACAGTTACATCGGGTATGGATGCATCAAAAAGTATATATCTAAAGTCAAATACTGATAGTGAATATGATTTGGTATTGTACGGTACTTCTGATGCAAGTGGTACAAATGTAAAGAAAATAAGAGTTACAAGCGAATGGCAGAGGTTTGATGTATTTAAAACAATAACATCAACCTCAACAGGTGTAGCTTTTGGTTTAAGAGAAATAAGTGTTTCGGGATTATCAAATACTGCTGATATTTTAGCTTGGGGTGCACAGGTAGAAAATGGACTTCAACCCACTTCTTATATTCCAACTAACGAAAGTACTGTAACAAGAGATGCAGATGTAGGAGTGCCATTTAACACAGGTATTAAAACAGGAGACATCTCGAGTTATGTAAATGGTTCTAATGGGGTGTTTTACTTCGAAGGTAGTTTTGCAGATTTTAATGTAGTAAATAGAATTTCACTAAGTAACTCAACAGGTGGATTTGGTGGAGATTATATATCAATATCAACTAATGATAGTGGTTCTACTGAAGAAGATAGAAAAACTAAAATAATTGTATTTTATAAAATAGAAACTCCTTCATCAATAGGAACAGAAGATGTAACTGTAAATGATGCAAGAGATAACTTTAAAATGGCTATATCTTGGGATGGTGCAACAATGAAAGGATATATTAATGGTGTTGAGTTTTTTAGTAATTCAGAAACTGCTTTCGGTGGATTTGACAGAATATACTTTTCAAGAGCAGACAACAATATTGCAGGGGTTTTTCACGGTAAACAAAAAGATTTAAGAGTTTACGATACTGCTTTAACAGATGCAGAATTAGTAACATTAACAACACTATAAAAACATAAGGTTATGATTAAAATAGGTAAATATAAACTCAATACAAAACAACAGTTTTTAGATAAAGTAGATGCTTTAGGTACTGCAATTGATGAAGATGGAAACGAATATCCAACACACGAACACGTTATTGTTGAGTTAGGACACGAAGTTTTAGAGGATGCTGTTTATGGTGTTAATGAAGAAACAGGAGAGTTTGAATTGATATCAGAGGCTGTTTTTAGTGATAAATACCTTGTAGATATTTTATGGAGAAACTTGGAAGAAGATGAAGATGGTATTATAGACCATCCTTATGGTTGGAAGTCTTATTCAGTAGAGGTAGAGGAAAATGGAATGCATTCATTCTTAGGGTTAGATTATCAATCTTTAAAGTTTTAATTATGAGAGGTTGGGAAAAGGTAAAGGATTTATTTTGGTATTCAGATAGCGAGCCAAACGAGGTGCTTATAGCCTTTTGCCACGTTATCGTACTTCCCTTAGCAATTATGGTAGAATTTGACAATCCAAGTATGTTAGCTATTGTTAGTGGAATGATGGCAGGAACTTTCCAACTATGGGCAGTAGTATGGAACGGTACACTTAAATACAGATTGATAGCGGTACAATTAGCATCTTTGATTGCTATTATGACTATTATAAACTTATGTGTGGCAGGACTTATGGAAGGTTCTCGTATAGGTTGGTGTATCATAGGTATGTTTGCTATATGGAATACAATAAGAGTGTTTAAGGAAAAAATAGAAAAAGAATAATGGAAAACTACACTCAAATAATTATAACAATAGTAGGAGTCTTAGGTTCTGCATCTATTTGGAAGTACCTTGAAGCAAGGTTAAAGGCGAACAGTAAAACAAAACAAATAGAACGAGAAAACAACGACACTGTGCAATATAGAGATGACTTAAAGAACAGGGTTAGAAACTTAGAAAGTATGTTAGCTAACTCAAGTGATGAGAAAGATAAATTAAGAGAACAAGTATTGAATTTAGTTGCAGAGGTCAATTCATTAAGAGTTGAGGTCAACTATCTTAAAAAAGAAAACGAACGATTAAAAGATAAATAATGAGAGATATTGACAAGATAATTGTTCATTGTACTGCAACACCCGAGGGTAGAAATGTTACCAAAAAAGACTTGTATAGGTGGCACGTAATAGAACGAGAGTGGTCAGATATTGGTTATCATTACTTAATAGACTTAGATGGTGTTGTTCACGATTGTAGACCTGTGGAGAGAAGTGGTTCACATTGTAA